AAGCCCGGTGCATCGGCGGCTCGCGCCGGCGACAAGGGCGGTAGGTTGGGCGGGCGCTGCCCGCTGGGGCGCAAGCCGTTCCCGGCATAGGGCGCCAGGGGCTCGCGCAGCTCGGGCGGCACCACGCCACGCAGCCAGCCCTCGCCGTGATTGTGCTGCCAGCCGGGGTCAATGCCTTTGGGCACCTGCACCACCTGGTCCGTCACCGGATCCCGCCAGGGGCGCGTGCCATCCTGCGGCGCCGCATCCGGCCCATTCTTGGCCATCTGGCGCAAATCGCGGCGGGAGATCGCCTCGGCCCAGCAGCCGCAACCCCAGCCATTCGGCGGGTAATGCGTCTTCCACCACGCGTCGCTGGCGGCCAGCACCTTGCCATCCCACAGCACATGCTGGGGCCGCGGGTCGCGCTTGCGGGAATGGCGGTAGATCCAGAAGGGCAGCGCTTCCAGCGTGTCCGGATCGGTCATCTGGGCATAGCGCCCGGCGGCATAGGCGGTGTTGAGGTTGGCCTGGTAGACGAGGCGCGTGCGCCAGGCCTCATAGGCGCGGCCCTTGGCCCGCCAGCCCAGCCGCTCCATCATCGGCTCCAGGTCACGCCGGAACTCCTGCAGCGTCGTGCCCTCGGCCACCGCCTTCATCAGCCCGGCCTTGATACCGGCCAGCAGGTCATCGGCCTGCACGCCCGCCACCGCGAAGGCGCGGGTGTGGGCGGGGCCTTCCAGATCGGTCCAGCGGCGGGTGGGCGTGCGGACCTTTTGCGCGAGATAGGCCACCGCCTCGCGCATCGGCATGTCGAAGGCTTCGGCAGATGTGGTGGTCACGACGAGGCCGCCTGAAAGAGCCGATAAGAAGCCACTAAGAAGCCGATGGGCACGCCATCGCGTATCGGCATGGCCCCGGGCGCCGAAAAGCCGCCCTTGGGCTTCTGCGAGGCTTCCGCTTCACGCCTTGGCGGCATCGGCCTGATCCTGCACATCGGCCTGGCCGGCGAGGCCTGCCAGCGCCATCGCCTGGGCCATGGCCTGCGCCAGGGGGCCGATGGGCATGACGGCCGAGAGGCGCAGCAGCCGCTCGTCCAGATCCTCGAAGCTGCTCGCGGCATTCACCTCGGCCTGGACGGCGGCGAGCATGGCCTGCTGGCTGCCCTCGGCCTCGCGCGCCAGCATGGCGGCGATGCGCTCCGGCGCTTCGGGTGTGCCGTCACCGGCGGCGAATTCGGCGGGCGGGATGCCGTCAGGCGCACCGGGGACCGTGCGAGCAATGCGCCGATAGCCCGGGCCATAGGTCTCCGTCACGTAGCTCTCAGTGGGCTCGTAACCCACCTTGAACAGGCTCCCATCCAGCTTGGCTCGGGCCGCCAGATCCGGCTCCTCCGGCTTGCGGCGCCAGAGCTTGGGCGTGGCGGCACCCGGCAAGTTGATCTGCGTGATCCATTCCAGCAGCGGCGCCAGCTCGGCCGAGAGGAGATCCGCATCGGCATCGGCCACCTCCTGCCGGACCTCGTCATGCACCTCGCCGAGGGAACGTGCGCCGTTGGCCCCCTGCTCGGTCGTCATCGTCTCACCCAGGACGATCTTGCTGATTTCGGCGTTCATCACCTCGACCAGCTTGGCCTGCGGGTTGCCGGTGGCGCTGCCGGATTGCCCGGCCTCCAGCATCTTCACGAGGCTGCCCTGCGGCACCACCAGGCCCGCGCCGCGGGCGATTTCGCCCAGCGCGTTCAGCAGCGCCTGGCGCTCGGGCACGGGCGTGCCGGGCGGGTATTCGGCATAGACGAAGGGTTGGCCCCATCGCTCCAGCAGGGCGTTCCACAGCGCGATGCCATTGCGCTTGAAGAAGACCGGCCAGAAGAGGTCATGCCCCAGGCCACGGCCATAGGGGTCCTCATTCTCTTCTGCCCAGAAGCGGGCGAGGATGAACTTGCGCTCCGGCAGGGCGATGCCCTCCATGGGCGCCTCCCAGGTCAGCAGGCGCAGATCGCCCTCATTGCTGAACACGAAGCGGCGCGGGTTGCGCACGCGCAGATCGGCCGGGACGATCCAGCTGCGGCGCGTGGCCGGGCTCTGGCGGGCGCTGCCGGCGCGCTGGTCGGCGGCGCCATCCTCCGGCGTGACTTCGAGATCCGCCGCCTCCCACATCACCTCAGCCACGGCGATGCCGGTCAGCACCGCGCCCAACAGGCCCTGGCAGGCGCGGTCAAACCGGATGCGGCCGAGGGCAGCGCGGATCAGGCCGGCGGCCAGCAGATCCTCCGGCCGCTCACCGCCCGGCTCGACCGTCCATTCGCGCGCCACCACGGCCTGGCGGCGCTTGCGCAGTACCGAGCCCGCATGGCCATCGCGCGCCAGGTCCTGATAGATCTTCAGGCCTTCGCCGCCGCCGCGCCGCGTCAGGATTTCGTCGCGGCTGGTGAGGGTGAAGCCGTTGATCGGCGCCGTCGTGTCGCGCGCGATGGTGGCGATCTCGGCGGTCAGCTCGGCGGGGATGCGTTCGCTCATGGGATCACCCGAAGAAGTCAGAGGTCGAGGGCAGGCGGCCGCTCAGCGCCACGTAATCCATCACGCCCAGCGGCACGGCGGGCATGGCCGGCAGGGCATCGGCCGTGCTGTCCGCCACGTCCCGGCCCGCCGCGTAAATGACGAGGGCGCCGGCGATGGCGGCATCGCCGTGGCGCTCGCCGCCGGCCTTGTTCTTCTCCTCGCCTTTCGCGGCGACGCGCTTGTCCGGCACGCGGGCCACGCCGCGCACCAGGGTGAGCTGCTGGAAGTCCTCGACCGTGCCGCCATCTGCCGGGATGGAGAAGCTGCCATCCTCGAAGGCGGCCTTCAGCTTGGGCATGTTGTCGCGGTACCAGCCCTCGCTCAGATGGATCGCCTCCACCCGGTGGGCGCCGAAGCGCATCATCGCCTTCTCGGCCAGGTAGCTGCCATTGCCGGTGCCATCCATTGCCACGGCCGAGAGGCGCGGCAGGCGGTCCAGGATGTAGAACAGGATGATGCGCTGCGCGTCGAAGGGCACGTTGCGCAGCTCGACCGTAAACGGCGTCTCCCGCCGCAGATCGGGCAGCACCTGCACGGGCCAGAAGACCGAGAGATCCACGAAGCGGCCGAAATCGCCGCCGAGGGCCGAGCGCAGCAGCGGGTTCAGCTGGCGCAGGCGGGGCCCCAGCTCGGCCTCGCACCAGCGCGTCACCTCACGCTCCTGGATGTGTTCGGGCTGATGGACGAAGGCGGCATCGCAGGCGAAGCGCAGCACGGGAATGTCCCGCCGCGCGCGGGCCTCGATCAGCGCCAGCGTCAGGTACCGGGAACCACCGGCGCGGGGGATGACGTCCAGCTCCTCTGCCGCGCCATCGCCATAGAAGGCGCGGATGCGGGCGCGCCACTCGGCCTCCGCCACGGGGGACCAGGTGTTGCCCTTCACCAGGCAGACGCGCTGGAACAGGCCCTGCGCCACCGCCTCATCGAAATCGGTGCGCAGCAGGTGATAGGGCTCGCGCCCCGCGCGAATGCGGAGGATCAGCTCGTTGAAGGGGTTCTCGGCGCCATCATGGGTGGAGACGAGCAGCACCTTGCCGCCCCAAATGAGGAAGGCCAGTGCGGCCTTGAGCACGGCGGCCAGGTCATCATGGAAGGCCGCCTCATCAATGATGACGAAGCCCTGCCGGCCACGCAGCGAGCGCGGGCGGGAGGCAAGGCAGACCAGCTCGAAGCCGGAGGCGAAGGCGATGCGGAAGGCCTGGATGTGGCGGCTTTCGCCCTCGCGGTCCTGATCCTCGAAGAGGAACTCCCCCACCTCACCGGCGGCGAGGCTGAAGGCCTTGGCCCACATGGCGCAGACCGAGACGAACTCCCGCGCCATGTCCAGGTTGTAGCCGATGTACATGGTGTCCATGCCGCCGGCCTGGCGCTGGGCGCCGGCGAAGAGGCAGGCTTGCGCGCCGATGCCCCAGGTGGCGCCGATGCGGCGGGACTTCTCATAGACCACCACGTCATGCTGCTTCACCGCCGCGACGAGCGCGCGCTGATAGGGCAGCAGCACACCATCCTGGGTGACATCGGGCGGCGGGGCCGCGAGCGCATCCTGCCGGAGCCTGGCCCATTCCTCGGCCGAGATGGGCATGGCGTCAGGCATCAGTGCAATGCCCAAAGGATCAGGGCCGCGCCGAAGCCGGCGAGGAATGCAGCAAACCAGTCCGTGAATGGGCCGGGCGTCATGCCGCGATGCCCAGGATGCGGCTGGTGATGGCGCTGATCGTCTCCTCCGTCAGGCCCTGATCGCGGCCTGCGGCGGCCACGGTCTTTGCGGCATCCTTCTTCACGCGTTCTTCCAGCTTCAGCACGAAGTCCTGATCCTGCCGCGCGGCCTTGGTCAGGCGCTCGATGGCGGTGGCCAGCATGGTGGCGCCCTTGGCGTCCAGCGCGCCGGCCTCCTCCTCATCGCCGGCGGCCAGCAGGTCATTCACCACGCTGTGCAGCAGCTCGATGTTGAGCCGCGCCATCTTGTCGCCCGGTGTCTCGCCCAGCTGGCGGGCCAGGCCCTCGGCCATGGCGCGGCTGCGGCGCAGACGCTCGCCCATCGCGGCCATGCCCTTGACGTGGCGGCCGAGGGCAGAGCGGGAGACGTCAATCTCCAGCGTGCGGAGGTGGTCGAGGATCTCGTCCAGCGATTTCCCATGCTCCCGCAGCCGGCCGATGGCCTCGCGGATCTCGGCGGGCAGGCGGTCAATGCTGCTGGGGCGGCTGGCCATCAGAGGGGCTGCGCGATGCCGGGGTGCTCGGCGCCGCGCGCAACATCACGCCCGGCGCGGCTGGCCGTCACGGCCCAGAGGTCACCGGCGGCAGGGCCGCCTGAGTTGCCGAGGGCGGCTCCGCCGCCGGGCAGGCGCTCGATCTCGACCAGGGCCTGCCGCTCCAGCCAGGCCAGCAGGCCGCGCATGTCATCGCGCGTCACCTGGCCGAAGCGCTGGCGCAGCAGTTCGCGTGTCAGCAGATCCTCGTTCAGGGCGTGGCCCTCGACCGTGCCGAGGATGCGCAGGATGGCGCCGCGGCGGTCTTCGGCCAGGCGTTCGGCGAAGGTTTTGGTCATTAGCTGCCCGTCTTGATGTGGTGCTGCACCAGCAGGTTCAGGTCCCGCTCGATGCGGGCCATGCCGTCGCGCAGGCCGCCCAGTTCGGCATTGCCCACCGCCACGCCACGCTCGACGATGGAGAGGCGCTCGGAGAGCTTCGACATGTCGGCATGGGTGGGGGATTGGCGCATCTGCACCTCCACAGCTTCCATCCGGCGGGACATGTCGGCGATGTCCGACTTCGAGGCGAAATCGCCGGCCAGGCGATACTTCACCCAGGTGATGACGATGCCCGACATGATGGTCGCGCTGGCCAGCAGCCCGGCGACGTCCCGCCAGCCGATATCCTGCAACATCGGATCAGCCCGCCGCATGGCCGAGGGCGTTCAAGGCGCGGGAGGAAATGCGCGAGCGCAGCATGTCCTGGAGCGAGACGTCATCAATCTGGAAGCGTGCCAGCGCATCCGGCACGCGGTCCCGGGCATAGGCGACGGCCTTGGCCACCAGCTCATCCGGCACCGGCCCGAGCGGCGCGATGCGAGGGGCGATCCTGGACCGAGCCTCGGTCATCGCCAGATCCACCGCGCGGTTCAGCGCGTCATTCAGATAGGCGCGGACCTCGCTGTCCTCGCGCAGCTTCAGCCAGGCGGAGAGGCGCTGGATGGCGTAGCCACCGAGAACCAGCACGCCGGCGGCGACGAGCTGGAGAAGAGCTTCCAGGAAGGCTTGCATGTCAGGGCTCCTTGGCGACCTTTGCGAGGTCCATGGCGGTTTCGAAGGTGGCGGCCGGATAGGGCTGCTGGCCGTTTTCCTTGGTCACGATGGCGGGCAGCAGCAGGCGCAGCACGACGCGGCTGGTGACGTTGATGGTCGCGTCCTCGGGCACGCCCAGGCGGCCGGCGACGAAGCGCACATAAGCCGCCGTGTCCTGCTGGACGGTGCGGCCATCGGGGAAGGTGTGGGTGGGCGGGCAATAGGTGCGGATGATGTCCTGGACCGTGACGATGCCGCGGCGCCGATAGGCGTGCAGCACCAGGATCAGCGCGCGCAGGCCCCATTCCGGGGCGATGAACTTGCAGAACTCGCCATCCGGCTGATCGGGCGAGAGGCCCTGCCAGTTCTGGCCGGCGCGCAGGATGTTGCCCGGGTTGTGATTGCGGATGCCGCGCGGCAACCTCTTCGGGGTGGACATCGGGGGCCTCCAGGATGGAGGCGCACCATCGCGCGCGCGCGGGGCGATGTTCATGCCTGCACCCGCAGGCTAGGCTACTGGAAGAGATCCCGCTGAAGATGCGTCAGCCGCGCCGAATCCAGGTGGCGCCAGACGGCGTTCTCCGTCATGCCCAGGCGCTGGGCGATCTGCCGGTAGGTCAGGCCCTCCACCTCCCGCAGGATGCGGATGCGCCAGTGGCGGGCCAGCGGGATGGTGAGAAGCGAGCCGGCCAAGGCCTGGCCCAGGCGGCGGGCGGCATCCAGGCCGATGGCGCGGGCCAGCTCACCCTCCGTATCCGGCGTGGCGGCGAAATAGACGCGCGTACCGCCCAGCGCGTTGATCAGCGCCAGCAGCTCGGCCGGCGTGAGGTGGGCCGAGAAGCGGGCGAGTTCGGCGGGGGGCGGGGGGAGATCGGGTGTCATGCCCGATCTCCGGCGCGAGGGGC